ATGTATTGAACGCAATTTTCGATTCCATCAGAGATCATGTCCTCCTTAAACATGTAATTTACAAAGTTTGGCTTAAACGATAAATGATTAGCGATCTTTAAAAAACAGTCACCAATATAACGAGGTATAACAGGTTTAGGTTTATCTTGCAACTTTGCAATTTCAACATCTTCACGATACTTAATTAATGCTGCAAGAAACTCCTTGTTGTTAACATAGTGTTCTGACCTCGTTTTTCGTCTAGCCATAGTGCCTGTCTTTATCATGAGTCATTATCACTATTATGTAGATAGTATAACATTTATACCATCACTTGACAAGTTCAATTTATACCAGTAGAATAACTCTGTCAGGGTTCAAGGGTTAACCTTAGCTACTTTTCTTTTTATATAATTTTTCTAAGATATCTTTAGCATCATTAACTGAAGAAATATATCCCATCTGTCTACTTAATTTTGGTTGTTGTCTTCTATCCCTAGATGCATCTTGTACAAATCTTTGATACATTGATATCATTTCTATATCATTAGATTCGGATAGAGTTAATACATCTGAAAGATTTATAATAAACATATCTTCTCTTGTGGTTTTTAACCAAGGTTCAACTTTATATCCAACAGTACCTGCTCTTGCTTTAACTTCTTGTACAGTAATAGGATGAGTAATAATTAACATTGTTCTATCCTCCTCCTCAGAAGCTGCTACCTTAGCATATACTTCTTCGCCGTTTTTAAATTTTATTGTTGCGTAGAAATCGTCTTCCATATTATTTTTTTAATTCTATAGTGATTATTTCATAATTAAAATTCTCTTCGTTATAAATTTTAATTCTTTCAATGAGATGATTTAGAGTATAATTTTTACGAGATTTGTTGGAACAATCATCAGCAATATCATATAAAATTGCCTTTACTTTGTTAATTCCTTTTCTAAGGACTCTACCAATGGATTGGAGGTTTCTAATTCTAGATTTGCTGGGGCTTGCGAAGATGACGTTGTGCAACCGCTTAATGTTAATCCCAGTACTAAAAGTGCCGTAGCTAGCGATGATAATTGCATTTTGCTCCTGTTCAGTAATTTCTCTTACGAGTTCTCTCTCTTCGGCATCCACACCGCCATGAATAAAAAATACTTTACGATCTGGTTGCTTATCTTTATTTATCTTATCATAAAGTATCGCACCGTGGGTTTCTACCCTACTGTATAAAACAAGAGTATTGCCTTTCAAATCTAATGCAAGATTAGTAATGAAACGATTTCTTTGTTCATGACCTATAATATATTGAAGTTCATCTTCATAGGTTTCAAATTTTTGAGGTGGATGTTTAAGAACAAGACATTGAATATCTAATTGAGAAAGATGACCTTGCCTCATCAATTCATCTGTTCTTGTTACCTTATATGCTGGTCCAAATAATCCCTCTAGTACCCATTTATGAGTTTGTGTTCCATCTAATGTACCAGTAAATCCATATCTATACTTTGCATGTTCTAATTTTGTCATTATAGATATTAATGACTTACTCTTAAATAAGTGTGCCTCATCTCCTATTACAACATCATAATCAGTAAAGAATTTACGATCTAAGTTATGAACAGATTGCCATGTGGTAATAGTAACAGGATATTCACTTGTCTTTTCCTTTCCAGCATATATTCGGTGACAATATGACTCAGAATCCCAACCGTACTCTGCGAAGTCCTTATACATCTGTTCTACAAGCGATGTCGTTGGTACAACTAAGAGAATTTTTTTCTTCTTATCAACATAGTATCTTACGAGAGAATAAATCATCAAAGATTTACCTGAAGCAGTGGGTGATATCAATAGCTTTCTATTGTGTTTTAGAGCATCATATACTCCCTCTATTTGATACTTCCGTGGAGAGTGAACAGAAATAGCATTCATATAATCCTTAACACCCTGATATGATATTCCCTCATTAACTTCAAAGGGACTACCATAATATTCATTAGCTACAAACTTATAACTATATCCTCTTCTCTCACAGAAAGAAACTATTTTATCCAGTAATCCAATATAAATTCTTTTCGATCTTAAATCATATAAGTGTATTTCTCCGTTCCAATTTCTTTTCCTATATTGAGGCATGAACTTAGCACCCTCAACTTGGAATGTAAAGTGATCTCTTAACTCATACTCAATATGAGGCTCAGCATTAATACGCAAAAACACTTCATTTGCTTTTCCTATAACAACATTAGTTGAAGTGTCAATCACCATATCCCATGAATCTGGGAGTATTTAGTTAACCAAATCCCTTCTTGTCAAGTCCCATTGTTTTATAACCAATTCTATCCATGTCTTGTTTCTGAGCATATTGGAGAAAAGATCCTAACATATATTTTGCATATCCATTAGTGGCAATATTTCCTCTATGTAAATGAGTCCATGCAGTAGGAAATAAAACTACTGTACCAGTCTCTACTTTTGTTTTTATATTATGTTGTAGAAATTCTGTTTCACCATTATCAAAATTATCATTCAGGTAACATACTATAGCAAGAAACCTTCGTGAGGTTTCAATGTTAAAACAATCTACATGAGTATCATGTTGTTGTTCATTACATAAAAATCTTTTTATTCTAAGATTCTCAAAATTATATTTCTCAGGCCATTGCTTTTCTTGGATATTAACATCCCTCTTATATTGTTTAATGGCAGCTTGAAATCCTGATATCACTTGTTTAAATGGTTCTCTAAACTCATGATGTTGCATAATATCAAGTCTTTGGCAATTACATTGTCCACATGTCTTAACTCCTTCTTCATTATAACAAATACTCATCTTTTTTATTTGCTCTTCTTGCTCTCTCCATAATTTTTCATAGGTATCAATCATATGTTGACATAATATAGGAGAAAGAACTCCTCTATACATTTTAATATAGTTCATCATCCTAACCCAGACTGGAATCTCATAAACTCAATAGCATTCTTAATCTGATAAGTCCTATTCTGTATCACTTTAAGAATACTTTCAATATATGCAAGCATAGTATCATAATAATCTATCTTTAAAGATGAATTAGAAAGTTTTTCATCAGCATCCAAATACTTTGTCATTGTATCTTTATCTCTTATTTTCTTAGGGAATGGTTTTTCAATATAAACTTCTGGGTCTGCTTTCCCACTAAAATACTCATACCGTTCATGACGGATATTTTTCCTTTGTTGCTCTGCCTTTTTTCTCATTAGAAAAATGGTATTATATAATTCAAAGTATTTTGCATGAAGAGATGGGATATTCAATGATTCTTCGTGTAGATTATCTCTATCTATTTTTGCATCCTTTTCCCACATCTCTTGAAGTTTTTCAAGATCAATAATCATAAGTTAACAACTCAAATCATTACCTGCTAAATCGGTGATAGTGTACATAGTATACTTGAAACCTACGTCTGCTGTAAAGTAATCTATATCTGTATCTGTAGCATCGAAATTAAGAGTTGTCAAGCTGTAAGGCCATAAATCACTGAAATTTACATTAAACTTGGCAATGTAATTACTACTTTGAATTTGAAGAGTTCCATCAGAATATATGTCTTGCATTTTCTGACCATAATTTTGTTTGGGTATTTGACCTCCTGCATCAAGGTCTCTAAACTCTTGCACACTCTCAGGATAACCTAATCCCCTTATCCAATGCTGTATCTCCATATAATTCTTAAGATCTTCATCAACTAAAAATCTTAACTGCAAATCTCCAAATTGAATCTTATCTCCTGGTGTAGGAATATCTCTAAGATAAGTTGCTTGAGTTGCTTCACCTAAAGTTATATCTGGAATATTAGCACTATTGCACAGAAAAGCAACACCTGGACTTCTTTTAAGGTTAAACTTAAACCCAGTAGGTGCTAAAAAATTTCTATTCTCAAGTTGTGATGGTCTTCCGTCAGCCATTAGTCTTCTTTGTTCATTAGTTCTTCAAGTTTTTCTCTTGCTGCTTTAATTCCAGCAAGTCTTATTTCTAAAGTTTCTTCAGCTCGTGTGTAGAACTTTAATTGCCACTCACGATATTCTTTAAGTGTTTTCTTTACTTTACAAAGCATGGTAGAAAGCAGGTCTCCTATGTTTATTTAGTCCTTTGTGTGAAATCAATTCCTTCCATATGATCATATTCATGTTGAAATATTCTTGCAATATATCCATCCAATCTTCTTTTAAAAATACTCTTTCCTTCATCTTCATACTTAACTATAATACTACGAGGTCTGGATATATCTAAGTACATTTTGGGATAAGATAAACATCCCTCTTCTATTACTACTTCATCCTTCGACTCTTTAATAATCTTGGGATTAAAACATGTAATAGTTTGCTGCAAATCAATATCAACCATCATCACAAATACTCTTTCTTCTATTCCTATTTGATTAGCAGAAAGTCCCACCCCATTATGATGGAACATATTTTCAGTTAGAGTATATGATAATTTTGATCGATCCAAATTATAACTACACTTCTTTATTTTCTTGTGTAATAAAGGATCATCTGGTGAAATTAAAGTTTTTAACATGCTATATTTATAGCATAAATATTGTTTTTAAACTGTGAGGGAAGGAGTCGAACCTTCAAGTCCCGCCAGAGACATCAGGGAAACAACCTGACACGTTTACCAGTTTCGTCACCTC